ACTCGTCCGAATGAAGTAATCGAATCGTCGTAGCCCTCTATAGTTGCGTTCGTCAGTTCGATTTTAAATTCATGATTCGTATCGGCCGTTCTCGTAAATGTTAATGATACGTCGTCTTGAACTCCAGCGAGAGCTTTTTCATAAAGTGTATTGTCCGTTACATCGCAAGTAACAGACATAGTCACTTCTCGAACGTCTGTCGGTACTGGTTCGGCGCTTAACTTCGAGCCGAGTAGATTACGACGGTCTAGTTTATTGTCTAGTGTCAGTTCGAACGAACGTATATCTAGACTGGTTACGACGAAGTTCGAGCCGAGAGACAGAGAACCGGCTTCGTAATGATAAACGCCGTCGTAGTTCGGAAGCGAACTCGTTAAATCAGTAGTACGAGTCGCCGAATCCTTTCCGATAAAGTCGAAACTCGCCGTAATCTGTCCGCCGGCTTCTCCGGAGATAGTCATAGACGAGACTTTTAAACCGCTGAAGACTTCGCAAGAATTCGCGAGATTCGTTCCTCGCTGGAACTGAATTGTCAATGACGGAAGCGAGAAATCCGGCGTATATGTATGAGTATAAGGATCGGACGCTCCGGACTCGGCTAGATTTCCGAGACTGGCTTCGATTAACATTCCGACGCCATCGTAATACATAGGGATTTCTACAGAACCGCCGGACTCGCGAAAGCCGTCGAAAGTTCCAGACAGTAAACCGGAAGTCGGTATCGATAAATGAGTTCGTCGTTCTCGGTTCTGAACTGTAGCCAGAGTCGCCGAAATCATTCGAACGTCTTTAGTCGTCGTTTTCTGTTCAGTTCCCCATGACGACTCTACTCCGATTCGTAGAAAAGAATTTTGAGCAAATAAAATAGACATGTCTTCTCCTTTAAGGTAATAAATCAATTACGCGTAGTATAGCGCGAGTTTCTATATTCTGTCCGAGAGTCGTTTCCATTCGAACGGCGATAGCGTAAGAGTCGCCATCCGTTCCGCCTTTATACGACGCTCGAATATAACCGGCTCCGACTCTCGTATCGTTCTGGACGTATCTCTCTGAAGAGTTCGTCCCGCTATCATCATACGAGAATACTTGTACATAGTCGACGGCTTCTTCGTCGTCTCTGTCGTTATATGGAGTAATCCTTTTCGCTAGACTTGACGTAATCGCAAAAAAGACATGAATCTCATCGTTAGAGCCTTTAACGAAACTCTGAATCGGCGTATCTGTAGCGTTCTGGCTCGTTCTCGACGAAACTATTCGGCTATGAGGCCGAGATAAAGTAATATATCCAGTTTTCGGACTTGTAATCGTTACGGCTTCCGAAGAGTCCGTCGTCTCGTCTGGATTGTTAAAATAGACATAAAGAATCTGTAACGAGTTATCGTTCTGAATGGAGAGTCCGTCGACTTGTAAAATAAGAGTCCGAGTCGAATAGTTCGCTCCGGTCTTTCTCGCGAAACTTATCTTTTTTCCTTTCGAGTTCGTAACGACGACGTCTTTAAAGTCGCTCCGTATCGATTGCCAAAAAGTATCCCATTCCGGCGGAATCTCTATCTCGGCGTCTATCGTCGCTGGAACTCCAGAACCGCCGAAAGCATTTACGCCGACTATCTGTCTCTGTCTGTATTCGTCGTTATACCATGTCATATCTTAAACTCCGGTTCTACTTTGGAACGGCGTAACGACTTCGATATATCCGATTCCGAGTCCGTCATGGCCGTAACGGTCTCCGTCGACGGCCGTAAAGTTACATAGTACATCGTCGACGACTATCGCGTTCGCTTCGGTTCGTAATCCGAGAAACCTATCCGAAGTAATACTCTTTATTACATCGCTCGTAAGATTTAGAGCGTTCTTTAAACGATTCGCGACGGTCGTTCCGCCGATAAAGACATAAACTTCGAATCTGGCCGTCATTCTATAGTTGCCCATAGATAGGCCATGTTCTGTAGTGTAATCGATAAAGTCTACAGTAGCGAACGGAGACATAACCGTTTCTCCAACCGTACCGAGAATAACTCTATCCGTAAGATTCACTCCGGAAGTTTCACTCGTATAATCTTGTCCGACTTTCGTCTGGATGGCTTCTAAAATTCTGTAGATACTGGAGTTCGCCATACTATCTCCTCGCTACGGCGACTTTAAGTAAATCGGCGAGTCTCGGTTTCAGTTCTTTAGTTTCTTCGTCTAGAGAACGGCGGAGAAATAGTCTCGGTTTTATATATTTCGTTCCGAACTCGACGTATCGAGCGTAATCGAGTTCTTTTCCGCCGAACTGTCCACCGGCGGAGAGAATCATAGTCGGCCGTCCGTCTTCGATAGTAAATCGTCCGGCGATACTCTGTCGAAGTCGGCCAGTATCATTCGAGAAACGAGAGAACGATATATTCTTCGACCGGGCTTCGGCTTGCAAAGCGGAAATCTTTAATCGCTTCTCTAGTTCTTTAAGGAGACGAGTTTTCGCTCCTTTCATTTGCGGAGATATGTCTTCGATTCTCATATCTTAAACTCCATCAGATTAAAAGCGAAGTACATCGATACGGATATAGTATCTGTTTTACTTCGTCTGGAATAGAGTTCGGAAGATATGTCGTATTCGTCTGTCTTGTCGTAGCGCTCTTCTTACCTTGCGAAGATTTCGCTCGCTGAAGTTGCGAAGCGTAAACACAAATAGCATGGACTATATCTTTATGAAACGACGTAAAGCCGAAAGTTCCGATAACTCGATTTCCGCGATACGAGTTTACGAAACCTACAGTAGAGACATTCGGTTTGAGAATTACGATTCCATTCTGTTTATCGAGTTCGTATTCAGAACTCGTAATCTCTGTATCCGAAGTATATTCTCTATCGACATCTGCATAGATGGACGTAATCGAGACGATAGGTTTTAACGGAAGATACAGTCTCGATATATCGTCGAAATCTGGACTATCGACATAGAGAGTATACGTCGAAACGTCCAGAGTAGGAGTATTCGAGCCATCCGGCGACGGATAGCCGAGCCATCTAGCGAGCGCCGATTCGACTCTCGCTAGAAGACTATTTAACTCGGTATCGACTCCAGTTCCGGAAATCTCCGGAAGATACTCGCGGAGTACATCAGCCGTAACTAGAGCCATATCGAACCCCTTTAGTATTTACGAGCCTGTCGACAGTTCAATACTACGATACCGTCGAACGCGACTCCACTTCCGCCGGCTTTATTGAGTTCGACTTTAATCGCTTCTCCAGCGTCGAAGATGGCGAGCGCTTGTTCATTCTCTGAAGCGAGTTCGGCCGGAGTATCGGCGTCCAAATCATCGGAACTGGTATCGCGAAGATAAATCGCCGTCGACTGGTCATTTCCGAGAACTTGAACAGTAGCATAGTTCGTACCGTTAGCGACGACGTTCGCGTTTACGATTACGTAAGCGCCGAGAACTTCGACTCGTTCATGAAGAGCAAAGACGGCCGAATCGGCGGTTGTACCGCTGGCGTCGAATCGACAAGATAAAGGATAGTAAAACATATCGTCTCCAATTAAGAAAGGTTAAAGCCGTAAGCGACGTTTTTAGTAGCCGAAGCGTCCAAAGTATCGAAAGTAAGACGTTCAGTCGCTACCATATTGTAAGCGCCGGTCGTAATGTCTTGTTCTTGTACAAGATTTACACCACGTCGAGCGAAGATTTGGTAACTTTCGCGACTTACCAGAACCATACCAGTAGTAGAGCCAGAGCCGGTATATTTACCGTTAGCGTTCATGTCTGAAGACAAGAATCGAGATACTACGATAGGAGTTCCGAAGATACTAGCCAATTGACCATTTAAGATAGTAGCGTTCGGACCGAACTTCTCCAAAGTAATAACTTGTTCCAATCCCATTAAATGCTCAAACATAACTTCCGGAGATACGATTAGAACTTTATCAGAAACGGCGAACTCGGCCATTTTTGAGAACATAGCCAGAATTTTAGAAGCGCTAGCGCTGGCCGAAAAGTCGTAAGTAGTTAAACGGTCGTACGCTTGACGTCGAAGACCTTTCCACAATTTACGATGGTCGTTCGAACCGCCGAGAGATGGAGTCGTTCCCCATCGTTCGCGGATATTCCAGTTCGCGATATCGTCTTGATGAGTAGCGCTAGAGTCACCGTTTAAGAGAGCGTCTTCGACGGCGTCTCGTAAGTCTTTCGCTATCATTCGTTGCATGGCTGGCAATAACAGAACGGCCGAATCTTCGACGAGTTCTTCGTCCAGAACGTAACGACAAGCGAGACCTTTAGCCGTAATCGTAGATTGTCCAGTCTGAACAGTAGAAGCCGGATACTGGCCAGCGCCTACAATATCACTTGTTACGATTCCTTTAATGTATGGACGTCCACCGCGATTAACGCGAGGAGCGAGAAGAGTTCCACTGTTCATTTGAACTTCAGAGAACAGAGAACGAACTACGGTAGGAACTTCGAACTCCATATGTAAATCGCGTAAAAACTCGTCGGCGATTAACTCCGCTCCGACTCCGCTTCCGTCGTAGTTTGCTTTCTCGACGCTAGCGCGAATGGAACGAGGAGCGACGGCCATATGACGACGGAGAGCCAAATCCAATTTAGGAGTAGACTTGTTCTGGCCGATAAGCATAGAGCGAACTAAAGTTCGTTCGTTAGCCAATTGCTTTAATCGAACGTGCCAATCTGAACAGTTTTCCGGAGTATCCAATAAACCGAACTCTGTTACTGTTTCCATACCTTTAGACGTCTTTACTTTAGTCTTTCCAGTAGTCCAGCGAATAGAACCGTCTTCGCCGATATACTTCTTTAAAGAATCATCAGAGCCGGTAACTTCGTTCTCGTTTCCGCGATATACTGATTCTTCTAACAATCTTTGAGCGTTTTTAATCGCTCCGATTTGCGAGTCCATGTTTTCGATTTTCTCGTCTTGAGCGTTACGGAAGTTACGTAACTCGCCCATAATTTGCTTTACTGCATCCAGATTAGACATAGTATGTTCTCCTTTAAGAGTTTAGAGTTTTAAGTTCAGAGAGTAAGCGAGAGAGAGAGCGAGATACTTTCTCTTCTTCTTTGTCGTGAGCGCCTTTATCTTCTTCGTCTTTCATGTCGTGAGCGCCTTTATCTTCTTCTTTATCGGCCATTTCTTCGACGATTTCTTCGTCCATAGGTTCGGCCATATCTTCAGAATGTCCGGCGAAAGTTACGACGTAGTTTCCATCGTCGAGAACTTCTACAGAAATGATATGTCGATTTACGATAAGAGAGCGAGTTACGTCGACGAGCGAGATACTTCGGCTTCGGAAGTTCTTCGCCGTTAAAGTCGCTTCGTTATTTGCTGGAATAGTCACGATAGAAACCTCTAACAATTCAGATTTAGGATAGTAGTAACCTTTAGAGCCTTTATATTTATGGCCATCCGGTAAAGAAGAGCGGAGAACGGCTTCGAGCGGTTGAAATCCTACCGATACGGCGTTCATATATCCACCGCGAACTTTAGACTCGATTTTCTTCGCGTCTTCGTCGTTCTGGTCGAACTCGACGTCTATCATTAGACGGCCATCTTCGAGATATGCTTTTCCTTTTCCGATAGGTAATGTCGTACTGTTATGATTCAGTAAGATAACCGGATTTCGCTCGAAAGCGCTTAAATCCCATTGTTGGCCGACTACATCGCCGTAACGGTCTGGAGTATCTGTCGAAGCGATAAACGTAACCGGAGACGATTTCTCGCTCTCTACGTTCTTCTTCTTTAATATGGTTAAATCTCTGTAATACATGTTCTTTTCTCTACTATATATTTTTAGTCTTGTCTATTGCCGTTCTGTTTTACTTACGTTCTCGATACTTGTCGTAACATTCTTTTTTATCTTCGAGAAAGGTTTCGCAATGGTTAATAATCTTCGACGAGTTCGCTACGTTCGAGATTTCTTCACACTCCGAGCCAGACGTTTTCGAGTCGATTCCGCGCGTCATCATACGACAAAACATTTCCCTACATAGTAAGTCCGAGTTTTTCTCTATGAACTCTGGAGAGCATGGCTCGACGAGCAAATCGAGATTCGTAAGATTCTTCGCTACGTCTCCGACCGGGTCTATTACTATCGGTTCGATAGGAGTAACGACTTCCGGTTCTCGATTTCGGTTAATGATTTGCGTAGTAACTCCGCCGAGAACTATTCCAGCGAGTCCAATAACTAGATACGTCGTTAACATGCTCTCTCCTTTCATTTCGACTTTTCTCGTACTACCGGCGCGACGGTACAACGACAGTTAATGTCTTCAGTAGCGACGCCGAAGTTCGCCGGAGCGCTGGCCGTCATAGAACCGACTCGGAAATCTTCTCGAACTGGAATCGGCTCGGAGTCGTCTAGTTTCTGATGACTTTCGCGAACTCTGTCGTCTCTAGACGAAATCCACTCTTTAAGAACTTCGACGTCTGACTCTTCGAGCGCGAACGCTTCGTAACTATTCACCGTCGCCGAGTTAATCGCTTTCGTCGTTTCGGTTTGCGCGATTCGAAGCGCTCTGGCTTCATTAAACGATGGAAAGCCCTCGTCGAGTATTGCTTTCGCTATGTCTCTCGTCGAACGTCCGTCTCGGAGTCCTTTCTTTACATGTCTTCGGATGGCCTGCTCTGTAACTTTCGTTAACTGTCTGGCTAGTCTGGCTATATCTCGTTCGGCTGGCTGAACATTCGTAAAGGCGAAGTCGAGCGGACGGCTCCGATTCGTCATAGCGTATAAATCTTCGATAGTATCGTTTCCAGTAAGTAGATACGTCGCTCGATATGCTTTTCCGATTATGTTAGTTATAGCGTCGATTTCGACTTTACGGCCAAATATAGAAGCGAAGTCTAGCGCTTTCTCTTCTCGTCGATATATCTCCGTAAGATTCTCGGCTCGCTTTGCGTATCGAGTTCTCGCTTCAGATAAATAAATCTCCGTCGCTCTCTTTATTTGTCGTTCCGCTGGAGTATACGTTCTCTTTAACCATGTAAACCACGTCGCCGACTTCTCTTCTTTGGTTCTGGATTTCGTTTCGATGGCGAAGCGAATCTCTTTATCGCCATCGATGGCCGGAGCGCTTTTCTTTTCGGAGAGTCTCTTCTTTTCTTCGGAAATGATTCGTCTCATATGAGAGAGTCCGCGAGAGCCGACAGTTAACCATTTTATTTGAGCAACGACGCCAGCGAGTCGAAAGTCGTCTTCATGTCTCGCGCTCCATGCTTCCCGAAGTCGTATCGCGAGTTCTTCGGTTTCGGTTTGCGCTTCCGAATCTCGTTTCGCTATTGGAACGAGTCGTCGAAACTGTTTATCGCCGAGAATGTTTCCGCCGGCTTTCCATATCTCCGGCCAGTTCTCTTTTAAGTCTTCGGCTTCTCGATATGGAAAGCGTTCGTAGTTCGAGTTTCGGAGAGAAATCTTTTTGTCGTCGCCATCCTCTGGAAAGTTCGTCGGATTCCTATCGCCGACAGAACCTTTAACGACTTCGAGATACTTTTCAGAACTGGAGAGCGGATGGCCATCCGGAAGTAAATCAGTATCATGACGTCCAGAACGATAGCGTCCATTTCGAAGAGCGAAGAGAAACGAGTTTACGCGAGCCATAGCCCACGGTTCCGGAGACGATACGTTCGGACGTACGCTTTCCGGATTCGTCTTGTACGCTCCTATCCCTCGCCAGTAAACGACAGAGAGCCGAAACTTCGTCGTCGACTTGTTTTTATCGTATTCGACTTCGAGATTATGTTCTCTCGCTTTTCTCTCTATTGCTTTCTTTGCGTTCTCTGGTAACTCTTCGAACGCTTCTTTCATATTTCCGATTTTCGCGAGTTCGTCTTCGTTCGCTTTCTCTTCATTCTCTATGTTTTTTTTTTGACTTCGAGAAACGAGTTCGACGAGCGCTTCTTCGAGAACTCGTTCGGAGTCGATTTCTTCTATCTCTGTTTCTTTTACGAATGGAGAGTCTTTAAGTCCCTCGTAAGCGTACGCGTCTTCGGCCGACATTCCATTGTCCATATGAAGAGTAATACGTTCGAGTTTCTCCGAGCGTATAGTCTGGAGCGCGTCGATTCCGGAGAAATCTAGTTCGATTCGATACGTCGAGTCGAAGAGTTTCGCGATTCGCGTTAACGCTTGTTCTAGTTTTCTCGCCCTTTGTTGTTGGTTCGTCCAGTAGACGATATCGCTCTGTCGAGCCGTCGCGTAGTTTGCGTCCGGGAGTCCGAGAACCGACGACGGAACTCCGGTTACGGCTGAAATGTTTTCTCGTACCATTCGACGAAGAGATTCGAACTCTATATCTCTCGGAGTAAGATTCAGAGTCTCGACTTTAATCTGGCCACTTAACGCCATCGCTCCGCCTTGCTCTGTCATTCCTTTATAGGCGCTTGTTATTTCTTGTCTTCGTCGTCTATCCCATATATCCGCCGGATCGGCTGGAGAGAGTAATACGTCCGGTCTTCCTTGTCGGGATACGTTACTCGCTAACCTTTGAGCGTGCAAATCGGCCGAGAGTTCTTCGTTTAAGGCTTCGAC